TATGTGATGGAATAATAATCCTTGCCATTTTGCATTCGCTGCCAAACGCCGGCGCGTTGACCAACTTGAGCCCTGGAACTTGTTGACACTTTCCAGGTAAAAGAACCTGTTTCAGCATCATAATCCAGAACCTCTGATAGACACTCAAATGTCAGATCAACATTTTTTACCATTGCAAAATCCCCTTCTCTTTTATTAGAGTTAGAGATTATACTTTAGATAAATATAATGTCAATCTGACATTTATATTTATAACTCGCTGCCTTCTTGTTCAGATACAGCGAGTTATTTTATATTAGGTTGGGAAAGAGCCAAATATTGAACGCCAATTGTAATAGCCAAAACTATAACGTTCATAGCCCTTCACCAAAAGATTGTCAGTTACGAAATCGACTTGCATGTCAGTTTCGAACTTTACGCGCTCCATGTAGCTCAAGCCATCGATGTTCGTTAGCAAGAACCAAGCAGATGCAGACGTCAAGAAGTCGTTGACCATGTAGCCTTCAGGCAAGCCGCCTGCAGTCATCATGATCGCGTTAACGTCATTGTCTGCCGTGCCAGGACGCAGTTCCGTCTTCGTCAGACGAATTGCGGTTGGCTCGAGAGCTGGCGGAACAACAAGACGACGACCGCGAGCAAATACTTTAAGACCAGCTTGGTCTTTAAAGTTTGTTCTGATCGAAATCATTGCGTTAAGCAGCGTGCTCTCATTGAGGTCCACATCAACTGCAGGACGGTTTGCAACCGTGCCGCCATCGATCGGATGGTTTGTTGCAATAAGAGAAACGCCGTCACCGCCGACAGAAGCATTATACGTCGTTGCCGTGTTGAGCACGTTAGCGCCGTAGATTTCTTTCGTCTGCTGGAACGATTCAATGAGGCCGAGGTTCGACGGCATAAACTGTGACTTATACAGGTTATCGTCGATGGCTTTACGCGTGATCGAATAGCCGAGAGCAATTTCAGTATGCTCTTGGTTATAGACGTAGCGTTCGCCTGCGGCGTTATCAAACGACGTTTGAGCGCCTTCGGTCTTTAACTGAGCAAGACCCAAGAAACGCATTTCCGCAGTGCGCTCGAGCGCCATTTTGGAATCGTGTTTCGTGAAGATCTTGTCGTATTGAGATGGGATCATCTCATACTTGCCTTCAATCCCGCGGAGACCGGGGAGGAGAAGGTCTTTGATGGCAGAGAGATTAACAGCCATTGGTCCTTACTCCTTAGATTGTGACAAGCGTCTTGGTTGAGACGTTCAAGAATCCAACCACAACGTAGTTGGCGTTCGAGGCCGTATCAGTGCCATTCGAGCCTGGTGGATCAGTGACAAGACTGATGACGCGGAATGGAGCCGTCGAAGACGTTCCAAGCGTTTCAACATACATGCCAGAGATGCCGGATGAAGTATTGCCGCTTGAACCGCCAGCGAGCGAGATCGAAGCGCCAACGCCAGCTTGCGTCACATTCGTGGTGCTGCCAGCTTGGACAAGGAAACGAGCGTTTGGATCGTTTACGACGTAGGCATAGACAACGCCATTGTTGTCTGAACCTGGCCAATAGTTCGACCAAACAGTGCGCTTCTGGGCGACTGAAAGATATTTGCAGCCCTGAAAAACACCAGCAAGCTGCGTCGTCGGCGCGTCACCCGCGCGTGTGATCGTGCCGTTGGCGTCCTGGAGGACGGCATCACCGTAGAAAATAGGCGTCGTATAGTTGGACGCAATCTGCATTTCGACCTGTTCGTAGGTCGGGGCAGAACCGTTCCCGCTATATTGACGAAAACCGAAAGGCGCAAACGTATTCGCCATGACGGGTTCTCCTTATATAGGAGGCTCATCATCGCGCGCCGGGGCGAATTTAGAACCGGAAGATTGTTAATGCTCCACGCCGGGGGAGCTCAGGCTATTAAAGCTTGCGCCTATTATCTATAAACAACAGCAAAAAGTAAAGGGGCCGGCGAACCGACCCCTTAAAACACATTTATTTATAGAGAAATTACTTCTCAGGGATTGGCATAGCTTCATACGATTTCTTAATTTGCGGCTTAACTCGCGCATCATCTCGCGTCATTGTGCCGTCTGGCGTGCCAGCAATTTGCTGCTCTTTTGCCCTTACCTGCATGCGTGCTTTGCGTAGGTCAGACGCGCGGCGCTCATCAATAATCTCAGTCGGGCATTGCATCAGGATCATGCCTTTACGCAAAATCGTCTGCGTCGATGTATTGTTTGGCATCATCCATGGATGGCGCGCGACAGGGACAGGCTCCCAGCCAGCTCGAGCCAACTGGATCTGATATGCAGGATCTTCCTGACCATAAATGGTGTGGCGCTTCCATTCATACGTCCAGCCATCAGGGATTTCATCTAGCGGGATGTAGAAATCATCTTGCGCGTCTACCACGTCGCCAAGATGCTCACGCAGCTGGGCTGCGCGGCGAGAAGCGGCTGCTCGAGAATCATCTTCACGCATTGGCGGCCTCATCGTGTCTTCTTCTACGGTTTCAATTTTCTTTACTGCGTTTGCGAATTTACCGCCGCGGCGGGGAGCATTGATAGGTTCCATTTTTCAATCCTTAACGACCGTAGCGGCCTTCTTTTTGAGCTAAAGCTTTATTCTTTGCATATTCTTCCGGTTTCATACCAAGAGATGCGGCCATGTCGGCTTCTGCAGCCGTCAAACGCATAACATTTGGTCGTGAGCTCCCGCGAGAAACAGGCGCAGGAGAAGGCTGCACAGCTCTTTTTGGCGCAGCTGCAGCAGATAGCGGATTTTCTGCTGACGCATGCGTTTCATGCTCATCCATATTTCTACGAATGCCCAGACGCTGTTCAACATATGCAAAATATTCATCAGAATCAGGCGCAATGCCGTCATCAACAGCGTCTTCATGTGCGCGAAACATTTTTCTGATGTCACGCGCGCCTTTAAAGTGATCCTTATTCTCTTTTAACCAAGAAGCAGAGCGCGGGGAGACCTCCGATACAATTTGATCAAAGATATCACCCTGTTGCGCAGCAGGCGGCGCTTTTTCAGCGGCCTCCATTTGCGCCTTCATGGCTTTTTCACCCTTTTTCAGCTCGGATAATTGTTGAGCATTGGAGCTGATCGACAATTGTATCTCTGCAGCGCGCGAATAATCCTGCGTAGCCATCGCGTCTGCATAAGCATTCTTCAATTGCTCGTTTCTGGTGTTAACCGTCTCGATCGCATTCACAACAAGCTGATAATCAGACTCTGTTTTGTCTGCGTTTGCCTGATGCGCCCTGTGATGAGCCTCTTGCGCACGCCTTTCAGCCTCTAAACGCGCTTGTTTTTCGCGCTCCAGGCTCTTTTTTAGGTCCAATATGCCTTCTTCAGGCGATACTTCAGGCTTTTTGGCTTGTTTCTCTGGTTCGCTATCAACAATTTCTACTTCAGGAGCGTCATTATCCTGTTTTTTATCGTCATCGAGAACGATTTCGACGCCATTATCTTCATCAGACATATAAATTCTCCTTACCAAGCTGCATCTGGCGTCGGGATACTCATTTTGACCTGTGTATCAGATAGCATTCTGCATAGAACGCCATTAACCGTTAAGCTCCACCCGTCAGACGGACGGAAAACAAGCCAGTCATGCAGATTAATGTTTGCGTTGTTAAACCATTGGCCATTATCATCTTGAAAAGCGGTCGATCCCATCTTTACAAGCAAACCAACTTTTCCTTGATATCGATCTTCATCGACAGTTTTATCTGAAAGATAGATACCGCTCTTTGTTTTTGTTGGCCTGATATAAACAGCAACAAGGGCTTGGTTATTAAAAACCTTAAAGTTATCAAGATTACCAAGCCTGGAGAGCAATTCTTCTTTAGGATCTAGCGTGTGTTCCATAACCATTGGTGGCATTGTTTTCCCTTCCTAACGATACTTCTCTGCGCAAACTCGATCGGCTTCGTCGAGCAAGTCGAACGCAGATTTTAGACCGGCAATCTTGCCGGCTAAACTTTTATAATCTTCATATGATTCGACATAACCGTTAATCATCGGTTCAATTAATCTTTCAATCTCAATCTGAATGAGCTTCTTCAGCTCATTTTGATAAACTTGCACTGTTGTAAGCGCCATATGTCCAGTCCCTTCCTACTGGCCTTCCTAATGTAATAGCGAGGGTGGCTCTTAGGAAGGGGGTGAGCCACCCTCTATCGCTGCAATTACTTGCTGCGACCTGCTTTCGCTTTCGCGATATCTTCTTTCTGCAAACGACCTTCGCCAGAACCAGCGCCTGCTGTCATGTCTTTATACGACTTGGCGACTTTACTGATTCGACCACCGGCCTTGCGAGCAGGCGCATCTTTATGAAGCTTGGCAATGTCCGTCTTTTGCAGGCGGCCTTCGCCGCTTCCAGCACCGGCTTCCATGTCCTTATAGGACTTAGCGACTTTAGTGATTCGACCGCCAGCCTTGCGTCCAATTGGCAGGCCTGGAGGCAGCATAGGACCAGCGCCAGGAGGGCCCATAGGCGGCATAGCAGGCGCAGCAGCACCAGCGTCCATCGGAGGAGGAGGCGGCATCATGTCAGGAGCAGGGCGCTTCATGCCAGCGTCAACATGACGCGGCTCAGACTTTCCGGCGTTGATCACGATGTTAATGTCGGTCTTGCTGCCCTTCTTGCTGCTCTTTTTTGTCGCACCCTTCAAGGCGCTCATAAGAGAGCCGCCAGTGGCCTTAGCCGTGCGTCCGCCCTTCTTGTAGTTTTGATACTTGCCAGACCGCTCAGCGGCCTCGCCAGCCGCAGGGAGCGCATCGTCGCCTTTAAGAGCGCGATTAAGAGCGCCTTTGTCTTCCTGCGTATAATTCGCCGTGCCTGACTTGCCGACATCGCGCATGGATCGAGCTTGCTTCTCGCTCTCCGAGCCGCCAACCATTTTCTCGAGGAAGCTGCCACCGCCGGCTTTCTTGATCTTGCCGCCCTTCTTGTAATGCTGGGCAGCGCCGCGAACAGGCTTAATTTTCATCGAGCCAAGGCGTGTTTTGGTATCTTCTGTTTCTGCAGCAGAAGGAACCGAGCCGCCGTCTTTGCGCTTTACAGCGCCGCCGGCTTTGAACGCGCCGCGCTTCATATCCCTGCCGATGGCTGCCTTCGTGTCGCGGGCGGCATTTGATTCGCCAATGCCCTTTGCCGATGGCTTCATAATTGGGCGAGCGCCGGTTTTTACTTCCGCGCGCAGCAATGGCGCAGGCGTCCAGTCACTCGAATCTGTCTTCTGATCTTTCTCACCGGCGAGAGAGCGGGCTTTCGCCTTCATCTTCTCGCGCAGGGTCTTTGCGGAATATTCTGACATTTTAAAACTCCAGCCGGAATTATGGAGGCGTCCCTCCTCCCGCGCTATCGCGAGAACTTAGATAATACCTTAAAGGCGTGATCAATTATAGGGCTCTTGCCAACATCCCCGCCGGATTTAAAGGCGGGCAGACCCTTGAGGATCGCGGCGCGCAGCTTGGGGGTGATTTGGATGGCGTGAGCTTTTACTTCGCCATCTTCTCCTTTTAGAGAATGAGAATGCGGCGCAACCTTTACGTCTTTATCGTATTGCGAAATAAGCTTGCTTAATCGCTGTGGCACAAGCTTATCATAAAAAGACTTCATACCTTCGCCGCCGACTTGTAAATCTCCGCCGATTAATGAATGCACCGTATCGCCCTCAACATTCTGCGTATTAGGCAATGGCTTGGTAGAAACAAGCTTATTAGCAAGGTCTTTGCCAATTACATCAGGAAGATCTTTTTGATCAACTTTCTGATTAAATACCGCATAGCCATCATGATCTAATGCATGCAAATGATTTGAATCTGGA